TGAAGGTGTCTAAAGCCATGCTTCTGTTGGAACACCAATGTCCTAATCATGAGCTCTAACAGAAGCATGGCTTTAGACACCTTCAGACAAGTAACTAGCCTATTGGAGACCAATGACCACCTTAAAGGATTCGTCAAACAAATCAGACACGCCAATGGCACTGAATCAATTGAGATGCTATCTGGAGCAAGGCTCGATGTTGTTGCAGCAACTAGAGACGGCTCTCGCGGTCGATCAGTCAATGGGCTGCTATACATCGATGAAGTACGCGAGATCACAGAAGATGGATTTAGAGCTGCTACTCCTACAACTAGAGCTCACCCAAACTCTCAGACGCTTCTTACCTCTAATGCAGGAGACGCTTTCAGCACTGTACTCAACGACCTACGAGAAAGAGCTATCGATTACCCGCCCAAGTCTTTTGGATTCTATGAGTACTCAGCACCTCAATATTGCAAGATAACCGACCGAGATGCATGGGCTTTGGCTAACCCCTCTTTGGGATACACCATCACAGAAGAAGCGATTGAAGAAGCGATTGCTACTTCACCGATTGAAAACACGCGTACGGAAACTCTTTGCCAATGGATTGACTCCCTAAGTAGTCCTTGGCCGCATGGCATTCTTGAAGAAACATCCGATAGCACTTTAGAGATGGCTGTTGGGGCATACACAGTCTTTGGCTTTGATGTTAGTCCGAGTAGAAGAAACGGAAGTCTTGTCGCTGGCTCTTTATTGCCAGATGGGAAGATTGGTGTTGGAATCCTTGAAACTTACAGCTCGCAAGTAGCCATCGATGAACTAAAGATGGCAGCTTCTATCAAGGCATGGTGCGACATCTATAAGCCTCGCCTAGTCTGCTTCGACAAGTACGCAACCCAGACAATTGCAGATCGCCTAATGAATAGTGGTGTCGTCTGCGAAGATGTCAGTGGGCAGCAGTTCTACAAAGCCTGTGGAGATCTCTTAGAAGGCTTGGTTAATCATCGAGTAGTCCATAATGGGCAGGCAGAGTTTATCCAGCAGATGAATAACTGTGCAGCTAAGGTCAATGACTCAGCGTGGAGAATCATCAAGCGTAAATCCGCTGGGGACATTTCAGCCCCGATTGGAATCGCGATGGCAGTAAGCAAGTTAATGATTCCTCAACCTAAGCCTCAGATTATAACTTAGACACACCCATAGCGTGTTGTCTAATTACTTGACAAATGCTACACTTTATGACTATGGGTCTATTTCGCAAAGCTGAAGCAATCTCTAATGACGATAAGCGTTCATCGCTAACCGCGCAATACGCCCCTCAAATCTTGGGCGATCAGTTCATGCCCTACAACAACTACTACTCAGTCTCATCGATGGTGCGCCAAGATGCGATGACAGTTCCAGCAATCAAAAGATGTCGCGATCTAATCGCTGGCACTATTGCAGCTATTCCTTTGGAGTATTACAAGAAGTCCACAGGCGAGCAGATTTCTCCACCTCGTTGGGTTGAACAGCCATCATTGAATCAGCCACGCTTTGTAACGATTTTGTGGACAGTGGATTCATTGCTCATGTACGGGACAGCTTTCTGGAGAATTAACGAAGTTTATCAAGAAGACGGAAGAATGGCTCGCGCTGAGTGGATTGCTAACACTCGCGTAACATTCGATACAGATTTTCCTTCAACTATTGTTACCCAATACTATGTCGATGGTATTCCAGTTCCTATGTCAGGTGTTGGATCTCTAATCACATTCCAGAAGGATGAAGGTATCCTTAACACTTCTGCTCGCGCTATTCAGAGCGCAATCGACATTCATAGAGCTGCTGCTATTGCTGCACAAACTCCAATGCCATCTGGTTACATTAAAAACACAGGTGCAGATCTTGATCCTAAAGAAGTTAGCGGATTGCTTTCAGCATGGAAAAATGCTCGCTTAAATCGCGCTACTGCTTATTTGACTTCTACTCTTGAATACAATGCGACATCTTTCTCACCTAAAGACATGATGTACAACGAAGCAATTCAGAACAGCGCAACAGAGATCGCTCGTCTTTGTGGAGTTCCACCTTATTATCTTTCAGCTGAGCAAAACTCCAGCATGACCTATGCGAATGTCCAAGATGAGCGCAGACAGTTCATCTGGATGATTCAGCCTTACATTTCTGCGATTGAGTCTCGACTCAGCATGGATGATGTCTCCACTTCAGGACATTATTGCAAGTTCGCAGTCGATGACACATTCTTACGCAGTAACCCAATGGATCGCTTGCTAGTACTTGAAAAGATGCTTGCACTTGGTCTAATCACTACAGAGCAAGCCATGGAAATGGAAGATCTATCTCCTAACGGAAGCGAAACAGAATAATGGAAACTCTATACATCGAAGCATCATCAATTGAGTGCAGCGAAGAAAAGCGCGAGATCTCAGGCAAGATTGTGCCAATGGGAACAGGCGAGATTGGCAACACTAATCTTGGCGCGTATGTCTTTGAGGCTGGCTCCATTGAAATTGGAGATCCTACAAAGATCAAACTTCTCTCACAGCATGACATGAAGAAACCTGTTGGTCGCATGATTTCAGCTGAGACTCGTGAAGATGGCATCTATGCAACTTTCAAGTTAAGTCGCAGCACAGGTGGCAACGATGCAATGATTATGGCAAGTGAAGGCTTGGTTACAGGACTTTCAATTGGCGCAGACATTAAAGCATCAAAGCCATCACGAAATGGTTATACAGTAGTTACAGCTGCTTCCTTAAAAGAAGTAAGCCTTGTAACAGAAGCGGCATTTAAGTCAGCCGCAATCACAGAGATTCGTGCGGAAGAAGCAATCGAAGCTGCAACTAGCACGAGTGTTAAAGAAAAGACAACAACAATTAACACGACAATCGTGGAGATTGAAACAGAAACAGAAACAGAAAGCGAGACAGCTGTGGAAAACACTCCAGAGACAGTTGCAGCTCCAGAAGTTGAGGCATCGGCTGTAGAAGCTGCTCGCCCAACTGTTACAGCTGCTTATTACACATCACCACGCATTAACCTTGCTCCAGAGGTATTCTTGGAGAACACAATTCGCGCACAGTTCGGTGACGAGAATGCTCGTCAGTACCTAAAGGCTGCGTCAGATACAAATACAACAGATGTTGCTGGTCTTGTACCAACTCGTCAATTGACAGAAGTTATTAACGGAAAGACAACAGCAACACGCGCAACAATCGATGCAATTTCATCAGGCGTTCTTCCAGATGCAGGTATGAAGTTCCAGATTCCACGCGTTAAGGTTGCACCAACTGTTGCAGTAGCTTCAGAAGGTGGCGCATTCTCAGATACTCAGGTTGAAATTGAGTACCTAGATGTGGATGTTGTCAAGTTCGCGGGAATGCAATTATTCGATGTTGAGGTTCTTGACAGAACTTCGCCTGCGTTCTTCGCTGAGCTCCAGAGCCTCATGGCTGATCAGTACGCTAAGGCAACTAATGCTTATGCTTTCGATGAGATCGCATCTGTTGCAACAGTTGATGGCACAGCAGTAACACTTCCTTGGGATGGCGATGAGTTGTCAGCATTCGTTTCACGCTCTGCTGCATCTATCTATGAGAACACATTCAAGTTCGCAACAGGCGTAATCGTCTCACCAACACAGTGGGCAAACTTGATCGCGCTTAACGACACAACAAAGCGTCCAATTCTGACAGCTGCTTCACCAATGAACGCTACAGGCGCAATCGGTGCAGCAAGTCTTCGCGGAACATTGTTAGGACTCGACATGTATGTGGATTACACACAAACAGGTCAAGGCGATGCAACTATCATGGTTGTAAACCGCGATTCATTCACATGGTACGAATCACCACGCCTACAGCTACGCGCTGACAAGGTTGGTACAGGAAAGGTAGAAGTAGGTTACTACGGCTACGGAGCACTAGCTCAGAAGATCAACGCTGGAGCATTCCGCTTCAACAACGCTGCTTAATTAGTAGCACTTTAAGTCGCTCTAGGGGGTCAGTAGCCCTCTGACTCCCTAGAGTCTTTAGAAAGGAAATCATGGCACTTACAACAGTTGCAGAACTCCGATCAACACTCGGAGTCGGTACTTTGTACAGTGACGCCACGCTTCAATCAGTGTGCGATGCCAGTGATACAGTCCTTCTGCCTATGCTTTGGCAGAACCAGCAATACAATGCTTATCAAAGCAATACAACAACTGAGGGAACACTTTACTTCGACACACGAGTCGAGAACATTTATTATGTAGGTCAATCCGTAAGCATTTCAGGCAACGGAGCACCTCACGATGGTACAAAAGTCATCACTTCTATTGGAATCAATTACATCGCTTATGATGTCACTGGTTCACCTACTGAAAAAGACCGCCATGCAGTTTCACCTACTGGCACTGTAAGTTACTTGCCAGTAAGTTATGTAGGCGATGAAGCAATCCAGAATGCAAGTCTCATGATCGCTGTTGAAATCTGGCAAGCAAGAACCGCTACTCTCTCAGGTTCTAATGCAATTGATTTCCAGCCCTCACCTTATCGAATGAGCGCACAGCTACTCGCTAAGGTAAGAGGATTGATTGCTCACGCGTTGAGCCCTAATTCAATGGTGGGATAATGACTGTTGCTCTCACTACTCTTAGAACGACATTAGCCACAGCTTTAGTCGATAACACAAAGTATCAAGTCTTTGCGTTTCCGCCATCTGTTGTATTGGCTAACTCAGTTATTATCAGTCCAGATACGGAATACATCACTCCGAGCAATAACGCTCGCAACACCATAAGCCCTTTGGCTAATTTCAAGATTATTATTACTACCCCTTTATTCGACAATGAAGGCAACCTTAATGGGATAGAAGATTTCGTAGTTGCAGTGTTTAACAAACTTGCTGCATCTTCTTTGACCTATAATGTAGGCGCAATAAGCGCACCTAGCGTTCTCAATGCTGCTTCGGGAGACCTACTCAGCTGCGAGATGTCCGTATCAATCCTAACAAGTTGGAGCTAACATGTCAGAGCTAACACCAGAGGATCTAGCCTTCTTGAAAAAGATTGGTCAGATTCCAGCAGCACCAGCAACACCAAAGCCAGTAACTACAAAGAAAGATGAGGAATAATCCATGGCAATTTTCTTAAACAATAAGGTCGGATTTAAGATTGCTACAGTCAATCTTTCAGACCATGTAACCGCTTTTCAGTTGAACCGCGTTCTTGACGCTATCGAGGTCACAGCAATGGGCAGCACTTCACATCAATTCGTTGGTGGGCTCTCAGCAGATACGATTACAGTAACATTCCTGAATGACCGCGCAACAGGATCAGTGCTTGCTACACTACAGGCAGCATTCGGATCAACAGTTGCTTTCCAAGCAATTCAGGACACATCTGAAGCAGTATCAGCAACAAATGTTCTATACTCAGGTACAATCTTTGTTGACAACCTAACAGACATCAACGGAGCTGTAGCAGATGAAGCAATGATTGACATTACATTTACATGCAATAGCAAGACTGCTTATGCATCTACAGGTACTTGGTCATAATCTAACTAACTAACAAAGGGGCAAAACCATGGCAAAACTAAAGATAGTTCGTACAGATGGAAGTGTGTTGGAAGGCGAGATCTCACCTGCGGTTGAGTTCGAGTTCGAACAACATGCGAAGATGGGGTTCCATAAGGCTTTTCGTGAGCTTGAACGCCAGCAAGATGTGTATTTTTTGGCATGGGTAGTAACTCGCAGGTCAGGTGAAACTGTTAAGCCTTATGGGATGGAGTTCATTGAAACGCTAAAAAGCGTAGAAGTGTTGGACTCCGACCCTTTAGCTTAAAGCGCGATCAACCATTCACCTATCTAATCGCTCGGTTGAGCATTAGATTGGGGATCGCGCCACAGCACTTATTAGAATTAGATAAGACCATGCTAGATGCTCTAGTTCAAGGTCTAAAGGATGAAGCGAAGGAGATGAAAGATGCCAGTAGAGTTCGCAGGCGTTAATGAACTCCGTAAGGCTCTTAAAGACTATGCTCCAGACCTTGACAAAGCTCTAAAGAAGGAATTGGCGGCATTGGCAAAGCCTGTAGTCAATAAGGCTAGAGGCTATGCTCCAGCACTTCCACCTTTAAGCAACTGGGGTAGAGAAGGCGGTCGCTTTCCTACTTACAATGGTGCATTAGTCAAATCAGGTATTCGCTTCAGCACTGCTAAATCTAAGAAAAACACACGAGGCTTTTCTTCTAGCGTTCGCATTGTAAACGCAACAGCGGCAGGTGCTATCTATGAAACAGCAGGACGCAAGAATCCATTCGGTCAGCCTTGGGTCGGTCCTAAAGGTCCAGCAGGTAAAAAGTATTCTCACTCAATTAACAAGTATGCAGGGCGTGACTTCAATGCAGCTATGGGTGGCGAGTTAAAGGGTAAGGGTCAAGATAAAGGTCGCTTGATCTATCGCGCTTGGGCAGAGGATGAAGGCAAGACACAGGATGCCATGATCAAGGCAATCCTTAGAACCAATGCTCTCTTTCAATCCAAGACAGGCGGAGCGATTACTCGCGGGGTTAGGAAGGTTGCATAATGGCTACTCAGTCAAACATTGACATTAAGATTATTGCCGAGTTTTTAGGCAAAAGCGCATTCAAGCAAGCAGACACAGCAGCAACCAAACTTAACAAGACAGTCAAGTCTTTAGGTCAGTCCTTTGGATTAGCCTTTGGTGGTGCTGCTCTGGGCTATGCAGTCAAGTCCACAATTAAGGACTTTGCGGATGCACAGCGCGAGACAGTCAATCTAACTAATACAGTTAAAAACCTTGGTCTTGCTTTTGATGCTCCACAGGTAACAGCCTATGTAGAGCAGATTGGCAAACTGTACGGAGTTACTGGAGACCAAGCAGTTCCAGCAATGCAGGCACTTCTTTCTGTGACAGGTTCAGTCTCAAAGTCCACACAGATCATGAACACTGCTCTGGATCTTGCTGCATCTCGTTCAGCCAATGTTGCAGATGTTGCACAGGATCTTGCTAATGCCTATGTGGGAAATACAAAGGGTCTTAATCAGTATCGCTTAGGTTTAACTAAGGCAGAACTATCATCCAAGACATTCGAAGAAATCATGGCTGTCATTGGCAAGCAGACATTAGGCGCAGCAGATGAAGCAGCTCAAAGCCTTAGTGGTCAATTAGCCATTCTTTCAGAAGTAAGCAACCAAGCTAAAGAACGCATTGGTGGCGGATTAGTCGAAGCCCTTGGCGGTCTTTCTGGTGCTAATGGTGCAGGGGGCGCAGCCAAGAACATTGAGAATCTTTCAATCAAACTTACTAATGCAATCACTGGTTTTGGTTATTTAGTACAAGAGATCAAGATTGCTCAACCTATTCTAGTTGCAGCAGGTATAGCAGTAGGTCTTGCATGGGCTCCATGGTTCACAGCTATAAGCGTTGCAGCACTTGGAATAGCCGCCATTGGTAACGCAATGAAAAAGAACAAAGCACAAATTGCGGTGAACACTGGTCCATTGATGTTTCCTACTTCTGGAGATGGTGGCTATAGAGAACGCGAAGCTGCTCGTAAAAAAGCGGAGCAGGAAGCACTTGCTCGTAATAAGGCTTTGGCTAAATTGATTAAAGATCAAGCTAAGTCTGCTGCTGAAACAGTAAAGCAAAAGAGATTACAAAACGCCATCGATAAGGCTAATCTTGTTCTTAATAAGGGCGAAGAAGTCTTTGACATAGATAAGATTCAGATTGCAGCAGCACTTGCTAATCAAGCAGAATTGCTAGGCAAGACAACCAATCAAGCACAGATTCTACAGATTGCTAATGACACTGCTCGACTTAATGTCAAGCGTTCAATTCTTGCATTGGAAGATGCTATTGCTGCAAAGGATGAGCAAGCCATTATCGCTGCAACGGCTAAACTCAATGCAGACCTTAAAGTCCTTAATGCTCTATCTGGTCAGAATACTCAGATGCTTGCTATTGAGACTATCCTCAAAGGCTTAAAGCCTGTTGATTTAATCAATCAAAACAACCTAGATCTTGCAATTTCCAAGATTAAACAGATGCTTGAATTACTTTCACAGGCTTCTACACAGGCTAAAGCACCAATTCCAACCAGTGCATCATTAGGTTCTGGCATTCCAGTAGGTGACTTTATTGCACCAATCAGCAAGGAAGTAGCAGCTCAGGGATCTATTGGAGCAATCCTAGAATACGCGGATGCAGCCTCAGCTCGCGCTAATGCTTTTGCAGACCTTTTAGACATGCAATCAGAGCAGGATTTACGCGATCTTATTGCTTATCAGAAGTCAGTGGGTGACCTTGGTGGTTATAGCCCTAACATGAACTCTGGCAGAGGCTATGGCGCAGGTGGCACTAACATCACAGTTAATACTGGAGTAGGTGATCCAGAAGCAATTGCTCGTGCTGTAGAAGATGTAATCCGTCAGTCTTATCAGCGTGGTACAAGTTCAACAGGACTTCTAGCAGTATGACATGGCTTCCAGAATGGCGCATCACAGTAGGTACTAATGTCTATACCAATGTTACCTCTGTTAGCGTCACCACAGGTCGAATCGACATTGATCGCCAATGTCAAGCAGGCTATGCCCGCATGGACATCATCAACTCAACCAACGCTCTTTTTGACATTGATGTTACAGATCTTCTTACACTAGAACTTAAAGATAGCGGTGGCACTTATGTGCCTGTATTTGGTGGCACAGTCTCAGACTTTACAACTTCCGTTAGAACTCCAGAAGAAACAGGCTTTGTAACCCTTGGAACAATCCTTGCAGTGGGTGCTCTGGCTAAACTTCCCAAGGCAATTTATACCGACTCTGTAGCTCATGGTCTTGATGGTGAGCAGATCTCTATTATTCTTTCAGATCTATTAGTCAATGAGTGGATTGAAGTAGCACCTGCCCTTCAATGGCAAGATTATGATCCAACTACTACATGGGCTAATGCCGAGAATGTGGGATTGGGTGAAATCGACACTGGTCTCTATCAGATGGATAACCTCAGTGCAGCTGATCGCAACACTCAAACCTTAGTCCAACAGATAGCAGATAGCGCGCTCGGAACGCTGTATGAGGATAAGCAGGGGCGCATAGCCTATGCAGACGCAGATCATCGAAGCAACTATCTTGCTGCTAATGGCTCAACTCAATTAGATGCCAATTACGCATCTCCAGCCAGCGTTAAGTCAATCTTACAGATTGGTAAGATCCGCAATAGCCAGATTGTACGCTATGGCAACGATTATGGCTCTACTTACTCAGCCACAGATGATGCCTCTATTACTAACTATGGACGCTATCAAAGAACTTTTGACTCTAACATCCGTTATCTGGCAGATGTTGAAGACATTGTCGAGCGCGATCTAGCCCTGCGCTCAACCCCTAGAACACAGCTTGATCAGATCACTTTCAGACTTGACAATCCCAACATGCCATCTGCCCAGTTAGATGACCTTATCAACCTCTTTTTTGGCGAGCCAGTAGTTATTACCAATCTGCCCTTTAACATGTTCGAGGGGTACTTCTCAGGCTTTGTAGAGGGTATCTCAATGCGAGCTACTCCGACTTTTGTGGACATGACTATCTATGTCTCACCAACAGATTTCTCTCTTATAGCCCCGACATGGGCAACAGTAATTCCAACTAACACTATCTGGAGTGGCGTAAATGGTACACTACAGTGGTCTAAAGCGATCGGAGCTCTAACCTAATGGCAACAACAACCCCTAATTTTGGTTGGGCAGTACCAACCAGTACTGACCTAGTCAAGGATGGCGCAGTAGCCATTGAGACTCTAGGCGATTCTATCGATGCTTCACTAGTCGATCTTAAAGGTGGCACTACTGGTCAGGTGCTAACAAAGGCATCTGGCACAGACATGGACTTCTCATGGACTGCTGTAGATCCTCTAGTTATTCTGGACGCTAAGGGCGATCTTATTACCGCAACAGCAGCAGACACACCTGCTCGCCTAGCAGTTGGAACAAACAATCAAGTCCTTACAGCAGACTCTTCAACCGCAACTGGATTAAAATGGGCTACACCTGCAACCGCCACTTCTAAAGTAGTGCAAATTGTTTATGGCTCAACTACTACACAAGCCGAAAGTTCAAGCAGCACTTACGCTGACACCAATTTAACCGCGACAATTACTCCAACCTCAGCAAGCAATAATATCTTAGTTATTGCTGTTCAAAATGGTATTTACAAAGACACAGGAAACACAGCATTAAATCTAAAATTAATGCGCGCGGCAACACAAATCGCTATAACCACTTTTGTTGGTGACTCTGGCACTTCAGCTCTATTCGTGGGAGGCAGCGTAGCATTTCAGGTTTTAGACTCGCCAGCAACTACTTCAGCAACAACATACAAAACACAATTTGCTAGTACAGGCAATATATCCAGAGTGCGAGTCAATTATAGTTCAGCAACTTCAACAATTATTTTAATGGAGGTCACACCATGACATATGGCGGCGATGTATTAAATATGCTAATTCCTAACGGTGGATGGATCATCACAGGTAATGACTATGAAGACATTCAGTTTGTTGATTGTGAACCAATTACAAAAGCCGAATACGAAACTGGCTTTGCGCAATATGAGGCATGGAAAGCCGAGCAAGTAGCAGCAGCAAATGCAGCAAAAGAAGCTGCAATTGCCAAACTTTCTGCACTTGGTTTAGATATAGATGACTTAAAGGCACTCGGATTTTAGGTGAAAGTCAAACTCTCTAAAGCTGCTGTTCAACTCAGAGAGCAGATTGATGACTCGTTCCCAGATCGTGACCGCGCATCGGATGGTTGGATCGGTGATACCCGACACGCTGCTCGCAAGTCTGATCATAATCCAGATGAGCAAGGTTGGGTTCGTGCCATTGATGTCGATCGTGACCTATTCAAGGGATCAAAGCCAGACATTATGTGCGACCTTGTTGATCAGCTTCGGAGAGCCTGCAAAGCAAAGACAGAGACACGCATTAGTTACATTATTTTCGATGGGTACATCTATTCCAGAATACTCAATTGGAAACCAAGAAAGTACACAGGGGCTAACAAACACACTAAACACGCTCATTTCAGTTTTAAGAAAGAAGCTGACCTATTGGGTGAGTTTTATCAAGTATCTATGTTAGGCGGAGAATAATGAAGAACATCAAGAACCCTGCAATCCTTGCTGCTGGAGCATTCCTTGCTGCATGGGCATCTAGCAACTTTGATCTTGACTATCGCGCAGTCCTCTGGGCTGTCCTTTCAGGTGTATTCGGTTACGCCACGCCTAAGAAGTAATGAGTCCGCAAGACATCGCAGCCATTGTTGCAGCGGTGACAACAGTAATCGGATCGTTCGCTATGGCAGTGCGTTGGTTAGTTAAGCATTACCTAGCAGAGCTAAAGCCCAATGGCGGTAGCTCTATGAATGACCGACTCAATCGATTAGAAGCGCGTGTCGAGACAATCATTGTCCTCTTAGATAGGTAACAATTATCCTATGGCAAGAAAACCTACTAAAGCATTAGAGGATCAAGGCTACTCAAAGCTCGATGCTTATTGCATCGGATTGCATGAGTATTGGAAGTCATTACGCAAGGCTGGATTTACTGAAGGCATCGCGTTATTTATGATTACAGATGTTCCCTCTTACCCTCGTTGGATCTTGCCAGACCCAATCGAACCAGAGAAGCTGGGCGATTACGAGGACGATGAGGATGACGATTAAGCGAATTGTCGTAGTTTCGGACTTACAAGTTCCATACCATGACAGGGTTGCAACTCGTAACCTTGCTAGTTTTATCAAGAAGTTTAAGCCTGATCAAGTAGTAACGATAGGCGATGAAATTGACCTTCCCCAGATAAGCAAGTGGGAAGAAGGGCGCATGGGCAGTTATGCTCAAACGCTCGATGATGATCGTAATGAGGCTGTGCAGCTGCTGTGGGAGTTAGGCGTTACCGATTGCATCCGCAGCAATCACACAGATCGCCTGTATAACATAATCATGGCTAAAGTGCCAGCATTCGGAGCATTGCCAGAGCTGCGCTTTGAGAAGTTTATGAAGTTCGATGAGCTAGGCATAACCTTCCATAAGAACCCTATGCCGATTGCGCCTAACTGGATTGCAGTCCATGGAGACCACACACCCATCAAGCCACAGGGGGGCTTATCAGCCCTTGAAGCGGCTCGTAGGCATGGAAAGAATGTCATCTCAGGTCATACCCACAGAGCAGGGCGTTCAGCCTTCTCAGAGGCTTCTGGGGGTCGTATAGGGCGTGTCCTACATGGTGTCGAGGTAGGCAATCTTATGGACTTTAAGCAAGCGGCTTACACCAAGGGTGTGGCTAACTGGCAACAGGCATTCGCCATCATGTATGTGCATGGTAATAAAGTGCAGGTTGATCTAATTAACATCGAAAAGGACGGGACATTCATTGTCTCTGGTAAGACCTACGGACGCGCTCGATAATCGTTATCATTTCGTTATCAGAATGTCCTTGATTCGTCTGACAGTTATGTCACACTAATCCTGTACCCAATCAAGGGCATTGGGGCAGATAGGTAAAACAATGAGCTTTGAGATGCCAATCATCGTATTGCTTTTAGCAGCTAACGCACTCTGGTACTTAGTCGGTTGGGCTAAGGGATTTAACGAGGGCAAGCGTGAGGGCTTGGTCGTAGGCAAGACCTTTCAGCGAGTGACAACAGATGCGCGCTAATGAAATCCTACTCACAGCAACCGACACAATCCGCGATCGTGGGCTATCGTATGGTCACCCTGCGGATAACTTGCAACACACCGCAATGCTCCTCAGTGCATACTTACAGACACCGATCCACGATTATCAGGTCGCAGGGATCATGGTGCTCGTTAAACTTGCAAGGACTAATCAATCCGCCCAGCACATCGACAATTGGGTCGATCTATGCTCCTATGGCGCACTCGCAGGGCAACTAGCAACAGAGGAGAATGAGCTTTATGTTTAATTTAGCCGATTACGAGCCAGTAGAGGTGAGACTTGAAAAGTTTATTAAAGATTATCCAGCGTTCCGCATTTCAACTGAGTTGGAAGTTGTCGAGGCTACTCGATACATTGTTAAGGCGTATCTATTTAAGAATGCTGAAGATGGCGTTGCATGGGCAACAGGGTACGCTGAGGAAACAGTTACTAGCCGAGGGGTTAATCAGACTTCAGCACTGGAGAATTGTGAGACTTCGGCAATCGGCAGAGCACTTGCAAATGCAGGTTATGCGCCTAAAGGAAAGAGAGCAAGCCGAGAGGAAATGAGCAAGGTTGTAGCTGCAAAGCCAGTCAAGCCACCTGTTCAGGAAGTCAAGGCAGATGATCAGGATTACTGGACAACTCCAGTAGGTCAATACAATAAAGTAGTCGATGCGCCTGTCACACTTGACAAAGCAATGGAGACTGTGGCTTCAATTATTGGCACAGCAGAAGCACAGGAATCACCTAGTTGCGTTCATGGGGCAATGCGCTGGCGCGATGGTGAGAAGAATGGTCGTGCGTGGGGCGGTTATCAGTGCGCTCACATGAATGCAGGTGGAGTTAAGTCAGACTGTTCGCCTGTGTGGTATCAGCTTGGATCAGATGGTAAATGGCAACCACAGAAGGCGAGAGTTTAACATGGGATTTGTTGAATACTTTGATGAAACAACTGGCGAATGGACTAACTTGGAAGATGTGCCATTGTTTGACACAATCAACTGTCAGCTGTGCAATGAGCCTACAGAGGCGCACGACATTGTGGCAGAGATTAAGTTCAAGGATGATCAGCCTATTGTTGGTGCTTGGCAATGTCGTAAATGCAAGGCAGTTAATGGATAAGAATACGCTTATTAGCAGCTTGATTATAGTGATGGTGATCTTATCGATGTGGATGGGTTACATCATGGGAATCAAGCATGGCTAGTCAAGCAAGGAAACATAGAGGCTTCCGCACAGAGCGCGTAGTCGCACAGTACCTATCGACTGTGTGGAGTGGTGCAACTGTCGGAAGGGGTAGCGGTAAGGACATTGTTAATGTTCCGTTCGATGTTGAAGTCAAAGCCCGCGCTGGATTTCAACCATTGGCTTACATTAAACAATTAAAAGCTCGCACAGCTCTTTCGGGGGAATTGGGCTTTGGAGTGATACGACTAAACGGACAGGGTGAAGATGCGCGTGAGTATGCCGCGATCATCCGCTTAGAGGATCTCTTACCGCTACTCCAATTAAAGTATGGTCATCTTGACATCGAACCCACAGAAGCAGACATTGACCGCTGCACAGGTTGTGGGTCTTACATGATAAGGAAGTGTTTAACATGCCAGCCTACGACTATAGATGTCCTCAATGTCTTATCCAGAATGAGGTCACCCATGGATGGCACGATAGACCAATGATTCCATGTACCTATTGCAATGAGCCTATGGTCAAGGTTATTTCAGCTACACCTACAGTATTTAAGGGCAAAGGGTTCTACTCAACGGATAAATAGTTATCCACATAAGTTATCCACAGGGGGTAATCATGAGAAAGACACGCAGTCTGACCAGCACTTTTAATAATGTACCAACATCATCTGGTACGCTAACACAGCAGAGCCTCTCAAAGGCTCACCGCGAGCCCCTTCGGGGCGTAGCTCGCGGGGTGCTAGTAGCTATTGGGATAGCTCTATGCATAATGCCTGAAGCAGGTGGATCTAAACCAATGCAGTATGTAAGTTATAAAGAGTATGCATTACATCTATTGCATTATGACTATAAGCAGTATGCATGTCTTAGTAAGCTCTATGGTAAAGAGAGTGCATGGAATCCTAAAGCTTCTAATGGATCTCATAATGGTATTCCGCAAGGACGCTCTGAGTATCTTGCAAGAGTCAATGGTTATAAGCAGGTAGAGTGGGGTCTTAATTACATTTATAATCATAGAATCTATAAAGGTGATACATGCAAGGCATGGCAGCACTGGAAGGATCACAATTGGCACTAGATAAACTAAACACCAGACGCTATAGAGAACAGCGTGAGCGCGTGTTTAAGCGTGATGGCAGGATGTGCCAGATCTGTGGCACAGACGAGGGTGAAATGCACATTGATCACATAATCAGTCGCAAGTCTGGCGGAGACCACAGCTTAGACAACTTGCGTGTCCTGTGTAAGTCGTGCAACCTACGCAAGGGCGCGCTCAATGAGGGGGTTTTTTTAGCACGAGCGGCTACCCCCCCTGTCTTTCTAGACTATGTCTCCCCGATGCAGTCGGAGACGATGCTGGACAGTCCTTTTAAGACCCGACCTAATCCGAGTCAATGACAAATAAACCCAAGAAGTCCAAAGCTCTACGAGGGGCAACCAAGCCGAGGCTTCACAGTCCACTTCTCAAAGGCGAAAACAAACTCCAAGATGTAAAAGATTTATGCGAAATCGTAAAGATGCCCTTGATGCCATGGCAAGAGTTCGTTCTAAAGGACATGCTCACTGTGGACAAGAAAGGGATGTGGATTCGCAAGACAAACCTAATTCTCGTAGCTCGGCAGAATGGTAAGACGCATCTGGCGCGTATGCTGATACTGGCACACCTCATAAAATGGAACACCAATGTCCTAATCATGAGCTCTAACAGAAGCATGGCTTTAGACACCTTCAGACAAGTAACTAGCCTATTGGAGACCAATGACCACCTTAAAGGATTCGTCAAACAAATCAGACACGCC